TGCCTTCGTTGATTGGAGCCCAGAATGTAACACCTTCAGCACAACTGATGTTCTTGCCAGCTTCCTCAAGATAAGTAGAGCGACGATGGTCAAGCAAAGGAATCAGCGTATTGATCACCAACGGAGACACACGGTTAAGCTCATCGAGAACAATAACACTATGTGCAGTTTCAACCATCTTAACAAAGAGACTCTCATGCCAGACAATTTCTTTAGTAACTGGATCAAATGTTCGATATCCGAACCAATCTCTAGGCTCTCGAACATTAGCACAGTCCATAATCAAACAAGGATAGTTATTTTTTGCAGCGTATTGTGTTGCAAAGCTGGTTTTGCCACAACCTGCTGGACCAACCAGTCTAATATTTAAATTGTTGACCCTGCTCATTGACTGCACAAGCCCAATAAAATTATTGCCCTCTTCTGTGATTGCAAAATACGGGTCAAGAGATGGAATCAACTTGGATGCCTGCTCATCATACTCTGGCTCAAAGTCACTTACATCCTCTGAGTCAAATTCTGCAACTTGTGGCACCACAGCAAAAGCTTTTTCAGCCGTCACCTTTCTAAAACGACTTTTGACAGTATTGAAATATGCATTTTCGATATCATAAGCGTAGTCTGGCATTTTTACCAGATCGGCATATCGTAGATTGTGATCATTTTTAAGCTTGGATTCGATGTACAAAGCTTCTGGTGACTTCCTTCTAGACATATTATCTCCTTTATAAAATGGACCTAAGATGATTGTAATATTGAGAAAAAATAGATTCGCCGGTTTTACTTGGGGTCGGTAGACTTCGCAAGTTCAACAGACATGCGGATCAGGAAGTTGGCAAAATCACGACTACCATCTGTTGCCTTGGTAATGTGATGCGCTACTTCCTCAACCATGGTATCCATCAAAGAGTTATTACTATTCTGCGAAATATCCTCATTGATGTAAATCGTTCCGTCGAGCCAGTAACCAAATGTCATGGAAGATGCTTCCGTCAGCTGACGAAAGCAACGAAGTTCAGGTTTTGGCCGATTGTAGGTCATATCAATGCTCTCCAGCTTTTCCCAGACCCAATTAAGGGCTTGGGTAACAGCCAAGGAAGGAGCAAAAATCTTGCGACCATTCAAATCATTAGCAGTCAAAACATCCACATCAGAAAGAATATTCATTTCTTTCAAAAACTTCTGAAATCCACTCTGTGCGTTTGATAGCACGATAGGTGTGTAGCCTTTTTCCTTGCAACGATCAGCAAGAGCACTAGTGGTGATGACTGCATTCTTACCACAAACTGCAAAGAAAGCATTTTGCCATATCTGCTGTTTCTTTTGTTTATCAGAAATGCAGTAAGTCAGCGCAAATCCATCTTGCTCCAGTTCCCAACAACTCTCATTCTTCACAAGCTTTTGAAACATCAAAGTAGGAACAGTTGGGTCTTCCGTTTGCGCCAAAGCTTGACCACACTCAAACTTAGCCTTCCAGTCATCGATAGTTCTGGATTCATCGATTGGCAAATCAGGGATGTTATAATCAAAAAGACTGGGAATATCAGAAGAAGTGAACTCCCGCACCCTCACACCACGGCGGTAGATTACGGCAGTAGACTTTTTGTTACCTGAACTATCAACGCAATTTCGATTCTTTTTGAAAAGCAACTTATTTTCCATGCTTTGTGGTTCACTAAAGTGAAGAAACCACTTGCCAATTTCTTGATGAAAACGCATGACATCCATGGTAGCTGGAACAAAAATGCGAGTTGTACCACCCTTGGCACGAACTTGATTTTCTTCCACCAACTCAACACTCATGGAGTCTGGGGACAATCCCTGCTCGTAGCAAGCATCGATTGCATTTGAAACAAACTCACGCAGAGCCAAAGAAAGCTCATTCCAATCTTTATTGCCATAAGAAAGAGTATGATCCAATTCACGATCTTGATTGATCGTCTTGTTATCTTCAGTTTGACCAGAAATCTTAACGCACAGTTGCTGGTGAACCGCTTCTCCAGAAACACCTTTAATCTTGAGAGGCTTAGTGTAAAAGGCCAGACGAACTTTACCGCAATATACAACAGGCATCAAACCCTGACGCAAGGCAAGAGAAATGCCATGCTTTGCACCAGAGCCAAATGTGCCAATAATATTCGGATCGGTATTTTCAGATTTAGAAGACGCACCAAAAATGGTGAAACCTTCAGTAGGACAAACGCCAACATTTTCAATCTTCAGATACTGCATTATATACTCCTTTAGTGATTACTGGTTAAGGAACAATACTAATCATTAGTTAAAAAAGATTCGCCAGAAATACCCTCAACAGGACTCGAACCTGTAACCTACAGCTTAGCATACCACTACGGTTTTCACCGCCCCATGTGGGTTCGTGGTCTGGACTGTGTCTTGACCTTCAGCATTATCTGTTCAGGTCCGTGCCGTTCAGTCTCTACACCTTCCCGTTTCCGGGCTTGGCTCGGCGTTACCAGTTAAGGATTCACCGAATTTGACACGATCCATTATAAGATTTCTCTTATAACGCTCCTTTTGAAGGCTGTTGCTCTTCCATTGAGCTATGAGGGCCTATCTCTTCTATTCTAGGTTTTCAATGTCCCTAGTCAACTTACAAATTGACTAGGGACTTGAAAACAGCATGCATATTGATTACTCAATATCGGACTTAATATCAGCAGACATCGCATCCTCCTTAAAAAAGTAAAAGAAACCGGGAGAATCGAAGTGATTCATTCCCTATGTGAACATGATACCAAACGCACGAAAAAAACACAACTCAAAATAAAAATATGCTTACTGATCCACAGGTTGATCAAGAGAATTCTTGCCCTTTCTCTTTACCCTTTCTTGACTTGCGACATTGAGTAAATCTCCCACTTGTACAGAATTGATGCAAGCCATAGCTTTATCGAGACGAGGTTTACACGGGAGAAGTAGCTTCACCATTTCAATATCATTTCGTTTGACTGCTTCCGTGAATACGCTCGTCACACCTCTGAATCCTGTTTTGACAATCGAACTTGCCAAATCTAATTTCTGCTTACTGGGCTTTCCCCATTTGTAGACACTATTGAAGTAATATTTCAAAACATCTTGTCTGAAAATATCTTTCAGATTATAATACTTAGATATAAAAACCAAATCTTCTTCTTTGAAGTTTGTATGCACACCTATGTTGGCATGCAGAAAATTCTTTAACCAATTGTCAGTTTCTTGAATTTTCTTTGCATCCTCAAATAGTTTCACAAAATAATGAAGCAAGTACTTTCTTTTAACAATTGCCAACAAAATAGCCTCACCGTGTGCGTTGAGACGCATTTTATGAATATCCAATTTGCTGATTACAAAACTTCGAAAATAGTCTGGTGTATCTGCAAATCCATCAAGAATTTTATTGAAAAAATCTTTGCAAAAATAAATCTCATCAGGCAAAATTTCTTGCATTTGCTTGTAATCATAACACTCAAATAAAATTGAAAAAATTTGTTCTTGCTCTCCCGTTGTCAAAAGGGAAAAGTCCTCTGCAAGAAATGTAGAAATGATATCTTTATCACCTAAAGTACAAAGAAATTGACTTTCATCTATTCTGTCCATACTGTTAAAAGCTTGAATTCTTTTGAGATACTTGTAAATATCTTTTCTATCTTTCATATCATATTCTTTATTTCTCATGATTGAGAAAATGAGTTGTCGATAATCCCCAGTATCGAGCAAATTTGATATTTCAGTATTAGTAAACATATTTCAGCCCTCCTGTCACTTTTTGCGTTGCAAATATTCAGCTAATTCATAGTTTTGCATTTGAACTGCTTTGAATATTGCAAAGTCTATGTTTTTTGCTCCCCTCCTGATAGCAAAATTAATTCCATCAGGCCAATTCAATTCTACTGACCGAATGAGCAAAGTGTCCACATTAGCAAATTCCATAAATGGTTCAATCTTCTTGTATTCACCAGTTTTCAGATATTCGGATATCGTCTTTTCAATACATTTTGTATCCGCACCTCTTGATGTGCAATACCGAATGAGTTTTTTTTGTCCAATGATGTCAAATTCATCATTTTCGTTTTTGATAGCGTACTCTAAAATTTTATCAAATTCGTTATTATCTAACAATTTATTGAGATTTGTCATATTGCCTCCTTACCATTGAAACATTTCTACCAAATACAAGTATTCATCCTGTCCAACGACAACTTTGTAACATTCTGTATAAGGGTTATAGCCTTCTATATGGCACACATGTTCAGTCTTTTCAGCAAACGAAAGGACTGCTTCCCAGTCTTCCACTTGATTAGAAAGAGGTTGATAAGAACCATTTTCAATCTTAACTCGAATGCAGTCCATTGCTCTTCTCCTTGTTGAATGAAAAGACTCTTTAAACAAGTCTTATCATAACAAGTTTCGCCATATTAATCAAATAAAAAACTAACCATTTTTTACCGCAGCAGTTCTGTTGTATCCAACAGAAACCTGTTTCCAAGTTGTTCCAGCAGCAACTGTTTGAATTGGAGATGAATAAAATTGCAGGGCAGCATTGGTTCCTATTTGGCCGGTTATGGTGGATGTGCCAAAAATAACATTTCTTCCCCAACACCAAAGACTTCCATCACTTTTTATGGCTCCTGTTGATTGTCCAAACCCTCCACAATCAACCTGTTTCCAACTTGTTCCGGCAGATACAGTTTGAACGGGAGATGAGCGGTTAGTAATAGTATTATCCCCTAATGATCCTGTAAGGTTATACCCCCACATCCAGAGGCTTCCGTCATTCTTGATTGCCCCCGTGTGGTTGCCACCACCCATCGAAACTTGTTTCCAGCTTGTCCCTCCTGTTATTGTTTGGATCGGAGATGACTTATCAACAATTGTGTTATCTCCTAAACCACCGAAGCTGTTGCCTCCCCAAGTCCAGAGAGTTCCATCCGTCTTAATTGCTGCCGTTGAAAATCCTCCGCAAGAAACATTTAGCCAATTAGTTCCACCAGCTACTGTTTGGACAGGAGAACTACGATGAGTTCTAGTATTATCTCCAAGCTGCCCTTGGTTGTTATACCCCCATAGCCAAAGCGTACCGTCTGTTTTTATGCAAGCAGTATGATATCCACCGCAAGATATTTTGTTCCAGTTTGTACCAGCTGCTACTGTTTGTACACCAGAGCTTCTTTTTGTTACTGTATTATCTCCAAGCTCTCCATCTGCATTATTTTTTATAGACAATGAATGATATGAGCCAAGATGAATTTCTTTCCAGTTTGTGCCAGCAGACACAGTCTGAACAGGAGAGCTTCTGCTGGTTACGGAGTTGTCCCCCAGTCCTCCTTGATAATTTCTTCCCCAAGACCAAAGAGTGCTTCCTACAAACTGGTCGAGAAGCCAAGCGTCAGTAATAAAAACTTTTTTAACATCACCGTCAGGTCTTGAAATAAATGGCATATTGTATTTTCCTTCTACTATTATTTATTAGTATAATTACGAAAAAACGAGCAGCAACCTCCCACACTATGTGGCCCGCCTTCGTGAGGTTACTGCTCGTTATGTCAAATTTTAAAATAAATTAGTTGTAACGGCAGCATGCATACCACATGCCGTTAGCACCTTGTGCCACACCACTATCACGGAGAGGCCTTCTGCCATAATAACAGCAATTTTGGATTGCTGCTTGGGGTGAACCGCCCATTCCCACTCCCTCATAACCACCAGTTGGGTTGCCTAGGTGGGCCATACGAAGCAGTCGTGCCATTCGGTTAGCAACACCTTGCGCTGAATACAATTCACCGTTGTCATAATAGACTGTTCCTCCTGAATTGTTAGTGTTTTGGTTGCTGTAGTTGTTACTGCTGCCTCTCTTGAAGGGCCCGAAAGGGCCTGCAAAAGACTCGGTGGCCAGAGACATGATTGCCAGAGCAGCAAAAGCAAAACGCAACATTATTGTACTTCCTCCGTGATTCGAATCAGATGGCGCACTCTGACTCGCTTGATTAACCCTGCGCCGGGACAACTGCATGCTACCAACAGATTTTAAAAATGCAACTAAAATTCTTCTTCAATATTTTGTGGTTTGGTAAGCCATTTAATATAAGCTGAGTTGGCAATCTTTTTACCCATAGAGTTCCACCATATGTCTGCTTTGTTGCAGAATTCTATTATTTCCTCAAGATAGAGTATTGGCAGAGAACAACTTTCAAATTCCTGTAATTCATTGTCAACACGACATCCTTCTACCAAAACATCACCGAAAACAGCTATATCACGAAAAAACTGATTGGTCACTCTGCAAAAACTATTTGCAATACAAGTTCCACGAATATTCAAAGGAAGTTTATTAGACTTTGCGTCTTTATTTACAACAATCAAAAAAGGATTGTCTTCGGCAACAGACACATGGCTTATTGGCCCGCCTACCATTTTTTGCTTTTCTTCTATATCATCATTTATCTCTATTAATTTTATTTCTCCTTCACATGGAATAAGCAAGGCACATATTTTTTTCATTTTTGCTTCCTTGAGTAAAGTTTCTATATTAACAAATTCTAGTCTTCGAGTAATTTCTTACAAACCCAAAAATATAGTAGAGGAAACACCACTACAGATAAAATAAGTAAAATGCTGAAAATCATTTCCTCAAAACGAGTCACAAGCTTCTCCGCAGTAATCCAAACCCTCTACTCTTATATTTATAATACGAAAAATAGGATTCATCATGTTCAAGCCGGGACCATTATACGAGAGACGAAAACAAATAGTACAACAACTAAAACAAATTCCCCTTGAGACTGGGGACATCGTTTACAATGCATCTGATGTCACAGGTCCATTAGGAATACCTTTTGGCAAACTGATCCAAACTTTTACCAAATCATTATACTCTCACGCCACTCTCATCCTTGTAGAGAATGGTGAAACATACGCAATAGATGTGTCAGATTGGGGAACAAGAAAACTCAGAGTAATAGACTGGTTTGACAACTGGTATATGACAGATTTTTGTGTCTACAGATTGCAGAATAAAACTAAAGATATTGAAAATTGCATCGAAAATCAAATCAAAGGTTTTTTAGAACTTGATCCAAGCTATGATTTCAACTTCAACGATCCCATGTCATTCTACTGCACCGAAGCCGTTAAAATGATGTACGGTAACTGTGGTTTGGATTTGGGTGGAGCTTACTTAGTAAAAGATATTGTTCCGAAATGGTTCTATCCATTCATATTAATTGGCAACTATTTCACTAAATTTTTGACAAATTCTTCCCTGCCAACAAGTGTTAATATGAAATCGTTTCATGAGTACTGCGAAGAAAAAGGTTATGTATTAGAAGAAAAACAATGGATTGCTGGTGCAATTAAGCATCCCGGTCGTTGTGCAGACATGGGCAGCAAAAAGTGCCCAGAGGGTAGCCCACAGTACAAACTTGCCAAAAGACTAAAGCCCGGAGGCGATCTTTATAAAGGCAAAAAGAAAAAGAATAAATAAACCTTAAAAAGTATATAATTATTATGGAAAATATTATTAAATCAGCTAATTCTGTTAAACAAAATCCATTCATTCTTGAAAATGGGGAATATTTTCCATATTTAACTTTCAAAGAATTTATAAAGACTTGCGAACAGGATCGTTTAGATGAAATCCAATTCCTGAAAAACGCTTGGGACAAGCTCAAAGGTGGATTCAAATCAGCTTTCGGTTCTTGGGATCAAAAACAAGAACCTGAACAGCAACAACCGGCTCAAGGAGCACAAAAACCAACCGACCCTTTCGCTGCTCAAAGTATTTCTACTACCGATATATCAAAAATAAATTTAGAAGCACCACCCAAAGATGCAAACCCTGACGCAGTCACAGAAAAATATCAAGGACTTTGGGATAAGGTAAAATCTTTTGCCGTCAAGATGAAGGATGTGATACTTGCAGCTTCACGCATGACAGGCATAAGCGCACCATTAGCCATAGCAATTATATTTGCTGGCTGGTACGGAGGCATGGCTGCAATTCCGGCAGCTGTGATTCTTTATTTCACCAGAAAAATATTGATGACACCAATCTTGGGTTTTGCCGGGAAAGTGTATGATACGGCTGTTGATACGGCAAGAAATGTTATCAGAGGGCCTAAAGTTCAAAAAGAAAGCTTTTCACTCATCAATGAGTGGACATTCACCAACGACTTCAGAAACTATAGCTTATATAAATTTCTTAAAAATGAAGGTGATATTGATGTGAGCTACAAGGAGTGGCTTGCAAATCCAAATTATGAACTACTAACTGAAGGAAGAGTTAGCGATTACTTGCTGAACCTTATCGGCAGAGGCGCTGGTCATGTTGCCGGATTCGTGTCATCAGCTGTGAAAAAGACTGCAAAATTCCTTTACAACGGTATTGCATCGGCTCTTCAATGGGTTTGGAAATGGAAAGTGCCTATCGGCAAATTCCTCTTTTTAATGGCAATCGGTGTGCTTGTTGGTGGGACTATTACCAAACTGACCGCACCTATCGTAAACGATGCTGTTTCTTCAGTAAAAACAGCTATAGGCATGGGCGCTAAAGTACCTCCAGCTGAAGTAGCAGAACTAAATCAAATTGCTAAATCTTATGGTGGTCAAGCACCTTCTACTCCCGAAGATGTTGCTGCTGATCCCAATGCTGGAATGCCACCTGAAAATTGGGCTAATCCTGATTCTACAGATGCAGTAGGCGTTGCTCAAAGAGCCGTTGATGCGAAGCAGGCCCTAGCGCAAGGCAAAGACATTGTAGACAGTCTTGTAACAAAGTGGGGAATTATAAAACAGAGATTAGTCGATGTCATGAGAGATATGCAAAATCCAGATAAAGATGCTGTTGCTGTCATGAATGCTGCTCAAACTAAGGCAGAATTCAGCGCAGCCTATGAAAAAGCATCCTCACTAGGATCGAGTTACTTCAAAAGGTTTACGGATGCCTTAGAGCGCTTTTCACAAAAGACGGGCAAGCCAATACCAGACATTGATGTATCTTCAATGGCACCAGACGATTCTGCTGTTGACCAATTTGGCAACATAGTTCAAAGCAAGGCCGATGCTGGGCAAGCAGCAAGCGATGCGGTAGCATCTGATATTGATCCAAGTATGATGGCTCCAGATGACTCCGCTGTTGATCAATTTGGAAATGTGATACAGAGCAAAGCAGAAGTAAAATCTATAATAGACACAGTTAAAAATAGTGCTTTATACAAAAATGCCGAGTCCTTACTCAGGCAAAAACTCGGCTCTGCCAGTATGAAAGATATTGATGCTTCTATGGCAAATATTGATAATTACAACAACATAATACTTAACAAACACAACATGTTTTCTTATATTGAAAAAACCCTCAATAAAACAGGCCTTAATTTGAGAAGTTGGTTGCCAGATGTCATCAAAAACAAAGGTGTCGATGAATCTTTTGCAGACTTTTTGAAGGACACAGGAACAGAAGTCAAATTTGATTCCCCTGAATATCAAACTTTGAAAACTTATTGGAATGAAGTATTAGAAAAAGTTGGAAGAGAAGGGATTGCTGGCCCCAAATCTAATTTAGAAAAGATTGGAGAACTGTTTTCGAAACAAGCTGACAGACTCAGAGACAGAAAATTTGAATTAGAACAGTTTATGCGAGGCGGTAAACGATAATGAATGACATAACTTTTGCAAAATTCGTTGATTTATGTGAGCAAGATAGGCTTGATGAAATTCAATTTATTAAGGACATGTGGAAACACGCCAAGCGTGGTTATCAATCTGGCTACACATACTGGAATCCAACCGAGACTGAAGAAGATAAAGCATTAAGAGCGGACGGTAAAAACCCAACATGGGAAAAATTTAAAAACGCAGTCATGCCAGCCATAGAAAAAACAAAACAATTCGTCAACAAGGCCCAAGAGGTTACTGGCGTTTCTGCACCTTTAGCTGCTGCTCTGTTGGCAGCTGGTGTGACTGGCGGGGCGGGAGCCATCCCGATGGCAGCTTTTTTGTACTTTACCAGAAAAATCTTTGTTACCCCTGTCTTGGGTGTAGCTGGAAAAGGCTTTGATAAAGTATTTGGCACAGATGAGGACAGACGCAAAAAAGAAGCAGAGGCACAAGCAGCAGCACAAGCAGCAAAAGATGCTATTAAGCCCGCAGAGGACATTCCTATAATCCGAAGAAAAAAAAAGAAAAAGAAAAAAAAATTGGTCACGGCTACAGAATGGGTTTTCTGTTCTGATTACAATAATTACTTGCTCTACAAAGAAATCAAAACTCTTGGCTACATCAACAATATTTCTTTCAAAGAATGGATTTCAAATCCAAATTATGAATTACTAAATGAAGGCAAAATTCTAAATTGGATCGGTAGAAAAATTGGCCAAGGGGTTGGTTTCGTAAGTGGATTCTTTGATAATATTCAGAATAAGATCGAAGCCGTTGTCGAAGGAAGTCTCCAAGCTTTAGGAAACTTTGCCAAAAATAATCGTATAGGAATTATGAAGGCAGCTTTCCTCATGGCTCTTGGTGTTGCAATCGGCCACGGAGTAACAAAACTTACTAATCATGTTATTCAGCAAGTACAAGATTCAGCACACCATGCTGTTACTGGACAAGCCCAATCAACCGAAACGCCTGCAAGTACAACCACAGCACCAACCTCACTTACAGCAAACGCCGATCAGGAATTCCTGAGAATGAAGCAAGAAATATTAAGTAATAAAAACTTGTCACCCTATGAAATGAAGCTTCAAATACAAAAGGCATTTATGGACACGCACAAGGATGTTGGAATTTATAAAAACTATGATATTTTAAGAGCTAAGGCAGAGAATGAAGCAATCTTATCCAATAACGCAGCAAGCACACCTGCCAACATGGGTACTAATCATCTAGATTTGTTGAAACAAGCTGATAAAGAATTTATCAATATGAAACAACAGATACTATCTGATCCCAACTTGTCAGCACACGAAACCCATGCAGCCCTCAAACAAGCTTACATAGATACACATAAGGATGTGTATAACAGTCCAGTAAGTAAAAAAATAAATTTTGTGTCAAACCATGCTGATCGTTTAGCAAATGATGCCGTGCTCAAAAAATTTGGAAGCCTTCCACCAGTAAGTAAAGCAGCAGCGGAACTTGGTCTTATTAGATCAAAACCGTTGCTGCCAGATTAATTTTATCTTAGTTCTTGCCAGCTGATAACGGCTCCAACGCTAGCTGCTCTTGGAGGGTCTTGAGTATCGCAGCTTGTAACAACAACTGAAATTACATCTGCATCTGTCCCAGCGTAATTGACGGTTAAGGGAACTTTGACAACCCTCTGGGTTATGCCACCAGTCGCATTAGCGCCCGGACCACCAGCAACCGCATAACCAGCTGCGATAACGATGCCTCCAGTAATAGCATTTGCAGCTGTATCATAACTCATTCCACTATATGTCGTATTAACATTGTTAAAAGAAGCATTAGTCAAAGTTCCATTATAAACAATTTCATAGTAAGAAGTATATGTTCCACTTGTAACTTCTACACCAGTAATATCAAATTCCATCCTATTTGTAATGCTATTAAATGTGGTTCTGGGTTTAATGCTTAAAACAGGCCTTCTTGTTTGTACAGATGTAAAAGTCGAACCTTTTCCAACTGCAAATGGATAGCCGACTTTATCATATCCCCCTTCAGAAACAACAGCACCGCAAATGCATTTCATAGTTGCAGCAGCACCGTTCGCTGTATTTTCTATCTCGTATCTTAGAGGCAGATTGGCAGTTGTCGTGTAAACAGCAGTAACAACATTTGCATTATTGACTTCATGGCAATAATAGATTAAGCCGTTGACTACAAAACCGTACCTAACCCTACCAACACCAAGCCATTCTAAATCAATTAAAAATATTTGTGCTTTGGTAAAATCTAAATCGATCCCACTCGCACCAGAACCATCCATCTTATCGATGTTCCATGCAGATTGATCAACTCCTTGATCGCTTGAATTAGTTCTGATTACAACTTTAACTCCAGTATTTCCTCCAGATGCTGGGATTTGCTCAAAAAACATACCACCAGCATCATCGAAATAGCCGATCCTTCTACGAACTCCTGAAGCAGATGCCCCTAATACACCTGTGACTAGTATGAGATGTGACTTTCCGGGCTGATATCTAAAATATTGTTTTGTTTGTCTAATTGCTTTATCGTTGAGCGTACCCCCTACCGATAACTGCACAGTTGATTCTAATGCTATATGAGATGACCCACCACCTCCTGTAGTTACAGTATTATAAACTAATGGCTGTGCATCATATTGGTTCTGGTTCTCAAAAACATATGAAGGATTACTAACTCTAAGCCTGCCGAATGCATCTATTGCGGGAGAGTCTCCAAGGGTGATTGCAAGATTATTACCTCCGGTTGTACCGACTGGCAGGGGGTTACTTTCCCTCACATCAACAGCAGTATTTTCACCACCATACTGAAGTTTGACCTTAAGATGTTTTACATTGCCTATTTCATCAGCAGCTAAAACTTTGTCATGATCTGTGAGACGGACATTATCAGACATTGGCATACCTCATATTAATTATTGATATATAGTGTCTATTAGTTCTGTATTTTCAATCTATGATACTTCTCTTTAGGGTCTTGTAGAATGTTTATTAAGGAATACTCGGAAAGCCCAGTAGCTTCTGAAATACATTTTAAATCAGCTGACGGATCGATTACAAAACCGCCTCTATCTGTTTCCATCCAAAAAACTCGCTCCTTAGTCTTGAAAATAGGCCCGTAATAAAAAGCTACACTTTTATTGATATTGTGGTTGTCGTATAATTTCCAAGCAGAACCTAAATCAACATCAACTGTAATATCCCCTCTTTTCAAGGTGCGTGTCATTTGTCCTCCATAAAAAAATAAAGCCGAAGTCATCCTTCGGCTTTATTGTACAAATAATTGCTTTTCGGTCAATCAAATATATCACGGAAGAGAGATGCCTTGGGGCAGTCTTCCGGGTTTTTCTTGGCACGGTCCACAGCCCTTTTTACCTCTGAATCAGTAAACAGCAAGTGGACCTCCTTTCCATCTTCAAGTTGAATACGAACATGATTATATTTTGCAGCTGCTGCTGGATGCTTCAATTGATTTACAACTGATTGCATGTCAGCAATTCTCTTAGCCTTGATTGTCGTACCTTTCAATCCCTTCGCCATTTTGTGCCCCTTTCTTGAATTTTGAGCCTGCTAGAAATAAAATAGTAAATCGTCTGGAGAATTAATGGTGACAACATATTTTAGGAATGGAATCATCTCAGGCAAATTCAATCGTGAAAGAAACGATGTTTTTGATGAAAAAGGCAAAAGATTTGCAACACTTTATTTTTCCAGCCAAGGGGCTAAAGTAGAGTGCAATGATTTAGATGAGTTGGGGAGAAGATTATTTCAGCAACCAGACTTGCGAGTATATTTTTCTGATAGAGATATGACTGTATTTGTTGAAGCAGAAATAAAAAGCGATAAACATTGGCACTACATTTATGAAGGAATAGATGTACCAGCTAGAAAATATAAGTATGCGAAGATAACTAGCGGTAAAGGCTTTTACTTCATGGGGAAAGAAGACTTATCCGAATTCTTATTGATTCCTATGAAATACGCTTCAATGGCCATGGAATCTTGTGGTGAGGAATACATGGGCCATCGTAGCGTACCAGCAAGTGCTAACTTCGTGATGCCAGAGCATGGTTGTCACAGAGTAAGAAAATTCTGCTGCTCTGGTATCAACAAAGGTAGTGCAATCGAAGATTTTGTTAGAATTCCCTACGAAAATGTGTTGCACTATGTCAGGGACAACAACAAATTTGTAAGAAAAATCTAAAAATCATTAAGTTTCAAATTCTTCAAAGATTCATCGTCCCAAAAATCTGGAATTCTATCTTCCACTCCGAAAGCAAAATTCATAGCATCCCAATCATTGACGCTATAGACCAGACATACGCCATAAAATGTTACTCCACTTTTTTTATACTTTCTGATGACAAATTTTGTGTTTTCAACTTGACCAAAAGTTCTTATCAATTGCTGCTTAAAAGCTTTAACCTCCAGCTTTGCCTTTTCTAGATAGTCACATTTTTTTATGTCAAGAGACATCTCTTTGTAGGGTTTCGAACCAAATTCCAACTCATCAAAAATTGCGCTGCTTGCACTCATATTGTTCCTCCTAGTTTTTAATGTTCTCTGAGACAATATACCGGGAAAAAATATTTGCGACTACAGAGGACTAAATAAAAAATTAGGGGGCAAAAATGATAGAAAAAATTAAAATGTTAATACTTAACTTTTTAAATGCTATAAAAAAATCTATCAGTCCATCTAAAGAAATAATACCAAATCCAGATAACAAATCAAGCAGCATTTACATCGAGAAATCTCTAAACATATTCAGAAATAAGAATAGTTTAATACCATTTATACACAACAGCAGCCTTGAAAAAATTGCTACTGAATATTCTTTTGAGATGGCCAAGTCTAATCGTATCATGTATGATATGAAAGGATTGCAGTTGAGTTATAGACTGCATAAAAACAACATTTTTTGCAAGAATATGTACCTAATTCCAGCACATTCTTATCATGAATGTAATACTGAAAACTTAATACGAAACATTCTTTCTGATACGATTGGAAGGAATACGCTACTAAGTGATAACTTTTATTATATTGGTGTTGCGGTTTTTAACAATTACTGTACTGTTATTTTAACTAGTAAGTTTTGAAAAATGATTGTTTTCTGCATAAATAATGTTGCCTAATGGCATGCATGTCTTTATACAAGGAGATATTTAATGGCTAATTATTTACTAAAATTGACCCCTAGCCTAGTCAACCTAGGAACAGAGGGCTCACTAGACACAAGCGTCAGCAACGGTGTTTCCGCTCAGCGCACAGGTTATATCGAAGTTGTAAATACTTCTGACCTACAACAACGCATGGTTTGGGAACTCAATGACGGCGCAACTTTCAACGATGGTTTCCAAACACTCACCGACATTTCAAATGGTGCAGGTGGTGTATTCATCGTAACCCCCTGATTGCTAAGGGCACAATCTAAAAAAGGGGAAGGACTACTGTCCTTCCCCTTTTTTTATTAATACGACTCAATCTTTTTGCGTATTTTACTCAAAAGCTTATTTATGAATTTGACATATCTGACATCATCTGATTTTTTTGTGACTTTAGATATTCTGTCACTTAACGCAAAGTTCAACTCTTCGAGTTCTTGATAATTAAACTTTGAAATTACTTTTCTATTCATGATAACTTTGAAAAGTTTTTCATGACCATTTTTGGAATTATTCATGTATTGCCTCCAGTTGGGAAAGCAATCATAAAAGAAAAATCAATATTTACAACAAAAAAATTAATTTAATTTGTCGTAAATCATATTTTCGTTATCGAAATAATTACGAATTCTGAACGGGTTGGTTTCTTTTACTGATTTCTCAACGAATACTTGTTGAATTCCATTATTGTGGAAAAACTGAAAAGCATCAACATAATCATCAGATGTAATATCAACCTCTGAAAAATAGAGGTGCCTAAACCTGTCTTTTTCCTTCATGTTTTTGATGCCCGGAGACGAATACATGTAAGATTCAGGAGTGGGGTGATATCCCGGCAATAATGCTGTGATGATGGTTGCAATATTATCTTTGAAGTCCATGGGTGAAGAGAAGCATTTCACATACACATCTCGTTTTTCGGTATTAGGAATAACATTGCCATGAATCGACTTCAACTCAGGCTCTTTCTCTACAATATTTTTCACAACTGGTAAAAGTTTGCTAAATACTGGGAAATAAAATTGAATGAATCTCCGACCTCCAGCATGAAATGCTAGATTGTATTTCAAATTATTAAAGAATTCATAAAGTAAGATGAAACTACAATATGAACTTTTAGTACTACCATCAGACTCTATTTTATTAATCCTTTGAAATACAAAACAAATTTTATTGTCAACAAAGCACAGTCTGAAACCTTGATTTGGCCAATACTTGAAAAGACCATCCTTGCCTTTAGAAAAAAGTATATTATCTCCAATAGCAAGTAGCAACTTTTCATGCTGGCTTGCGAAATTGGATGCCCTTTTATTGAATTCAACAACTTCAGGCTCCTCACTCATTAAGAATTGAGTGCCCTTTTTTACATCCATTCGGGAAATTTTATGAGCAAATTCCTCTATCCCAGCTGCCCTGAAAAAAGCTGGCTTGAACCCAAACTTGACAATATTCTTCAAGAATTCGTGATATATGTCATCATGTGCATCATGGAATTTGAAGGTCTGAAAGTTGATATCTTTTACAGCTTTTTTAACAATATCTACATAGTCTCTATCACAGATATGTTCGTTTACAAATGAAAATTGAGGATATAAACCTCTAACTGATTCAAAGTGCTTTTGTTTACGAAGCCTTTCTTCTCTTTCTTTCTTTTTTTGAATTTTGTTGCGATTCATGGTGATTCCTCCTTGTACAATCCTCCATTTACATCCTTATCTTATACGGGACACAATAAAAAACGACAACCATAAATTTGCTACAAATGGTTTTACCGTTAAAATGTAACAAAGAGGAAAAATATGATAAATATTAAGCTTACCAAGGATATGGTTCTTCGTGCCTACAAGGATTCCATATCTTTGGGAGAATGCAAAAACTCTATCCTAAGAGGTAAAGGCAACTTTACAGGCTTTGTTGGAGAAGAGGCAGTAAAATCGTATCTCAAAATCGAATCTCAAAGAAATAACACATACAACTATGACATAACATACAATAGTATATCTTTAGATGTAAAAGCCAAGAAAACATCTGTCATTCCACAGTCATACCATGAAGCAAGTATTGCCAATTTCAATACTAAACAAAATTGTAAATATTATGTTTTTACAAGAGTACTTTGGCCACAAGATATGTTGCTTCCTATTTCTGTTTATATTATGGGATACTACGACAAAAAAGAATATATGAAAGAAGCGAGATTCTTGAAAAAGGGACAAGTTGATGGCAGCAATAATTTCGTAGTAAAAGCAGATTGCTGGAATATGCTTTATAGTGATCTCCTCGATTTTTCTCAATTTAAAGAAAAATATCAACCTTTACTCATTTAAAATTATGAACCCAGAACTTTTACTATCTGACAAGTTTGTTGAATTTTCCCAAAAAATTTCACAACTTCATGAGGCTAAGAAAAAAGCCAGCGCAGAACTCAAAAAACTTTTGGAGGATCACAAACTCCAGATGAAAAAAATTGATGACGAAGCCCTTGCTCTTTCTGCTGCCTTTGAAGCTTGGCAAAAAGAAAATTCAAAACCCAAATAAAGTCATGTAATTATTTGACTTTCGTAAACACATTTCCTAATGTGTCTTGAAATATTTTGGGCAGCAGAGATTGGGTGATGGTAGTTAAATGTTTAGAATGCAACTCATACTCTGTATTTCATGCATGGATTGGTGTAAAAAGTAGAGTGACCAAAGGCTGCTGCTGTCCAAATCAAGTCTGGATTGACAGCAAAGAAAATATCCGAGCAGAAAACTTCGACAAAATTGAAATTTGGCATGGCGTTGAAC